GGCGGGTGGAGCCGGGCGGGTGGAGCCGGGCGGAAGTCCAGCGGGAGCCGGGCGGAAGTCCAGCGGGAGCCGGGCGGAAGTCCAGCGGGAGCCGGGCGGGTGGAGCCGGGCGGAAGTCCAGCGGGAGCCGGGCGAGTGGAGCCGGGCGGATCGTGGCGGCCTGCCTGCCTGCCTGCCTGCCTGCCTGCCTGCCTGCCTGCCTGCCTGCCTGCCTGCCTGCCTGCCTGCCTGCGTGCCTGCCTGCGTGCGTGCGGAAGAACATCCACGCATATACTGCCTGCCTGCCTGCCTGCCTGCCCTAGGCGCCTAGGCGTACACCACTATCAGCGCCCTGCAACCCGCATAGTTACTATAACCAGACATCCAACCCAATCACAGCCCCTATAACCCCTGCTTATAGTACACACCCACCCACCCGGAACATCCGAACTCAGCGCTATACCCGCGCTATACCGCACAGACCCAACCCCCCGACCATGCAAATGCCATGCCGCTTAGCCACTTAGACACCCACACCATCAGGGGGTAGGGATCACAGCGGCTGGGTGGGTTATAGCGGGGGGTGAGTAAGGGTGGTGCGGGTTGTGCGGGGGGCATGAGCATATCCACATGGCTACCTATACCCCAGGGTGGGGGTGGGTGGCTGGTGCATGTGATACAACCCAACCATGATCAACATAGTGATCAATGACGTAGTGTACACATGATGTAACCTCAGTGGAGGGGTGATGATGGTAACGATTGCAGTGGTGGGGTGGTGACGGTCGCGGACGGTGAAGCATACCTCAAGTGGGTGGGTGGGGGTGTAGATGGTGCGGGTGGGTCTAATTGTAACGATGATGAGGAAAGTAGGGATTGTGCATCTGTGATGCCCTATCGCCTACGTTTGTGCAACGAGATTGAGCATTGACGCGTCAAGTGATCCGAAGTCGTTGCCCTGTAAGGAGTTACGACGCCTCAAAGTGAGCAGATGTCGCCCGCAAGTTGCGCACCCGCCCACGACCTGTACACTACCTGTTCAAACTTCCACCACGATACTGTTCATTCTTACACCCACCCCACTCAGTGGGAAGCTTGACCCTCCGCACAAGTAGACATCGCAACTTGAGGCCCCTCAAGGACTTACGGTGACCCGGGGACACTGGGCCGCTGGCGGGTTCGGCCGGGGAGGGGGTGGAGGGTCTAATCCCCGCCACAGAGGGGTCCCCCTCGCGGCCACCCGCAACCAGACCATATTTGGTACAGTTTCAGAGAGACAGGGTTTGCCGCGTCAAAACCCACCCACCCACCCACCCACCCGCCCGCCCGCCCGGGATACGTGCCAAGGCCTTGCATGGTCCCTAACAAAATGGGACTATGCAGCGTCGCGACGCATGACGCCCGAACCTAACGATTATGCCAATTCTAACGGAATTATGGTTGCAAAACCGCCTAAAGTTGCTACAATATAGATAGAGGATGAATCTATGCAGTGCGAATATCTTGCAAGTTACGGACAGTGTCCGAAGCAGGCCGTCAAAGACGACTGCTTTTGCGAGGATCATACGTCCCGAGCCAACCAGGATATGGTTGGGGTCTACCTGATCTCGAACCGGTTCCTCGGGGAGTCTGCCTCCCGCCATGCTGCGTCCGACCAGATCAAATCGCTCGTCGGCGAGATCGCCATTCTCCGAGCCCTGTTGGAACGCCGCCTGAACTCGATCGAGAACGAGGCAGAAGCCGTGTCGATGGCGCCCGGTATCAAGGACACGATGTTGGCGATCGACAAGCTGGTCAATTCCTGGCATGCCATGGATGTGAAGCTGGGCAACGTGCTCAGCAAGCAGGCACTGATGAGGCTCGCACAGGACATCATTGAGATCATCACAAAAACGATACGGCCACTTGAAAACAAGAACGTGACCACCTCGGATGTGGATGAAGCGATCGAAGTCATCGCAGACGCAATCGTCGAGGCGGTTTCCAAACAGGAGAACTCGAAATGACCAAGTCACCCCTCACGTCCAAGACCATCTGGTTCAATATCATGACCGTCATCGCGGGCGCCATCGCTTACCTCGCTGGCAGCGAAGTCGTCGCCGTGAACTGGGCCGCCGCGATTCCGATCCTGGCAGCCGTCCAAGGTGCCGTCAACATCGCACTGCGATTCATGACCACCAAGCCCATCGTCTGAACCCCGACGGGGAAGGGCACAACGCACCGGGTCGCGCCCGTGTTCGTAAGCTGCCCTGCCCGCCACCCAGAGGGGCAGTTGCTACGCCAACGTGCGAGTGGACACCCTACTGGTAGTGGCGGTTCCCGCGAGGCGCCCAACAAGGGAACGCCGGGTAGCGTAGTTGTACACGCGGCCCGGCCCTTCCCTTCATGTACAGGCTAACACCTTAGAGGCCACAATGTTCGATGCCATTCAACCTGATCGCCCCACTAAGCCCGTCGCCCCTTAGCCGCCCAGCCTTCCCATGCTGGGCGCACAGTCGGGTGTAGCTCAGCTTGGTAGAGCGCGTGGTTTGGGACCACGATGTCGCAGGTTCGATTCCTGTCACCCGGACTCGGAGGCCATAATGCACCAAGCCTTCTGTCGATGCGGACGCGAATGTGAGTGGTCCTCGACCCACGAAGAGGCCCTCTGCCCCTGCGGCACGGTCAACGAACCTCAGACGCCCACACAACGGGATGACAAACGTCTGATGCACGAAGCGAGACTCAGACTGATCAAAGTCCGCCTAGCGGACTTTCACGAGCCTCTCTCAACCTAAAGGACACACATGAAACTTCAAATCGCCTCACTCGCCATTCTTCTCGCTCTGACCACGCCGTTTCTCGCCCAGTCCGGCGACCCATCAAGCCCGCCTACTCCCTCGGAGGCGGTCACGGTGACGCCGGACGACCCGGCCGAGGCGAAACTTGTGCTCGTAGCGCCCCATTCTGCTCGCGTCGGAGAGTTGGTCCGCTTCGACGTCTCTGGTTCAACTGCTATCAATTTCAAATGGAAAGTGCCAGCAGGCATCAGGGACTTCGAGGTGTATGACGCGGGGGCCCGAGCAGTTTTTTCAGCAAGAGTGGCAGGTGAGTACGAGTTCATTGTGGCATGTGCGAAGGGCGACTCTGTCGACGTCGTCAGACACGTTGTCAAGGTACTCGGGCCGCCGCCCATGCCACAAACGGACAACCTCACGGACTGGATTCCGTACTGGAATTGGACCCTCGACCTGCCAAAAGCAGAGATTGAGGCCATAGCAGCCAGTTTTGAAGAGGTTGCCGCCAACGCAGACGAGTTCGATGACATCGGCGACTTCATCAAAGCGACGGCGAAAGCCAGCCGAGAGGCCCTTGGCGACCGCATCGAGGTGTGGAAGCCGATCCTGGACAAAGTCGGCGCCAATTTGAGCGAGAAAGCCGAAACCGGCGCAATGACGACACCTGAAGAGTGCCGCGAAGAGTGGCTCAGGGTGGCTGAAGGCCTGCGAAACTGCCTGTAACGACCTTTTTTGGGCAGAAACTGGTCAGTTGTTGGAATTCATCTGTTGAAAGGATGGACTGAAATGGACCGACGGAACGCTTTGAAGAGGCTCGCCATGACGGCTGGGGGCATTTTTGTCCCGACTTTCATTCAGGCGGACATCATCAAACCAGAAGGTCGCTTCGGTTGGTATCCAGACAACAGCAGTCTTCGCGACTTCATCCGGCGGCACCAGTATCCCTTCGTTTCGCAACTGAACGGTGCCATCAAAGGCACCGGCAAAGGCAAAAAAGCGTTCCTGCACCTCGCGTATGAACGTGTCTCGGGCACCCGGTACTTTCCGCACTTCCAAGGGGGGCCGGACTGCGTCTCTCAGGCAGCCGCGTTGGGCGTCGACTTCCTTTCCGGCGTTCAGATCGCCATCAAGCGGGCTCCCCAGCGATGGGTCGCCAAGGCAGCAACTGAACCGATCTACGGCGGCAGCCGAGTCGAGATCGGCGGCGGCAACATTTCTGGTGGCGGCTCCACCGGACACTGGGCGGCCGAGTGGCTGTCGAGCTATGGCGTACTTTTGCGACAACAGTATCCGACCGGCCACGACTTTCGTCAGTACAGCGCGGCGAAAGCAAACAAACTTGGAAGGTCAGGCTGCCCCGACTCGCTCGAACCCATCGCGAAGCTGCACCCGGTGAAGAAAGTAGCGATCTGCCGCTCGTACGCCGACCTTTGCGACTTGCTTTACAACGGCATGCCTGTCATGGTTTGCTCGAACGTCGGGTTCGGCAGCAACACTTGCGTCCGCGACTCGGAAGGATTCTTGACTCGGAAGCGCAAGGCGTGGTATCACGCCATGCTGTTTGGCGGCTACGATGATTCGTATCGCCGCCGAGGCGCTTTGTGCTTCAATTCTTGGGGCGAGAAATGGGTCGTCGGCCCAACACGAGGCCCGCAACCACCAAGCACCTTTTGGACCGACGCTGGCACAGTAGACTCGATGCTCCGTCAAGGCGACTCGTTCGCGTTCAGTGCCTACGTCGGAATCCCACGAGTCGTCATTCCCCCGTTCATTCTGTATTAGGGCAAATTCATGAACCGTTTTTTCCACATCGCAGGGTACACTTATGTCGCTTTCGCGCTCATTGTTGCTCATACCGCTCTGGCTCCGCATGAAGCGTCTTTTGCGGGCAGTGTTGATGACCAAGCCGTCGTGGCCACACCTGAAGAAGTTGTACTCGATCATCAACGACTTCATCAGTCTGACGCGGGCCAAGTCCGACCCGACAAGTCCAACTACACCGTCGAAATCTGGGCCGCCGAATGGTGCGGAAAGTGCCCCGCCTACAAACGACGAGTCGTGCCGACTCTACTGAAGCTTGGCTACACCGTAACGAACAAGGACTGGGACGCGGACGCGAAGGATCGGCCGAAGAACATGACCGCAGTGCCAACAGTGTGTCTGTATTACAAGGGCACGTTCCTCCGTATGTGGACCTCACCGCCCGTACTGGCAGTTGACTTTTACGTCAACCAGCGAATGTCCCTCAAGGAAAGCACTCGATAATGAAAGACACTCACAAGGAATACCGCGTCGGGCAACTAACTGTCGGAGCCACGGCTGTAAAAATCCCGATGGCAGTATTATCCGACAACAACCAGCGTGGTGTCCTTATCAAGGCCTACGGCGCCAACGACACAGCACTCAACACTGTGCCGGTGTTCGTCGGCAACGCCCAGGTCACCGTGGATGACGGATTCCCTTTGGGTCCCGGAGAGTCGGCGACCCTCCCCGTCACGGGTGAGGACGAACTGTACGCCGTGGCCTCCGCAGCTTCACAGAAAATAGCCTGGTTCATAGTATGAAGTTTGGGATGGGCAACTCGATGTCCTTTGGCTGGGGCTTGACTCAAGGCACACTTGCGTCGGAGGGCTCCCGAATTGCCTTCATATCCACTTGGAACACCGAGCAACCCGGCACGTCAAACGACCACAGAATCACACTGCCATTGGAATCCACCGGCAACTACAATTTCATTGTCGACTGGGGCGACGGGACCGATGACCTAATCACTGCGTATGATGACGCCGCAGTGACACACACATACAGTTCGTCAGGAAACTATGTAGTCGACATAGTAGGGGAGATTCAAGGCTGGTTTTTCAACAACACTGGGGATGCCCAAAAGCTGGAGCAGGTATCAAAGTGGGGGACTCTTCGCCCCGGTAACAGCGGAAATCAATTCCACGGCTGCGTCAATATGATAGTCGACGCAGCAGCAGGCAAGCTGAACATCGCTGATGTGACGAAAATGTCCAGCATGTTCCGAAGTTGTACCAACTTCAATCAGGACATTGGAAACTGGAATACAGCCAACGTAACCACCATGGCTGTAATGTTCCTGGGCTGCACCACTTTCAATCAGGCCATTGGAAGCTGGAACACGGCCAACGTGACATCCGTGGGCTTTATGTTCTCTGGTTGCCCCAACTTCAATCAGGACATTGGAAGCTGGAACACAGCCAAGGTGGCGAACATGGCTGGCATGTTCCAGACCTGCACCCTCTTCAATCAGGACATTGGAAGCTGGAACACAGCCAACGTAACGAATATGTCCCGCATGTTACAGTCCTGCACCAACTTCAATCAGGATATTGGAAGCTGGAACACATCCAACACAGCGAACATGTCCACCATGTTCCAAGACTGCTCCAACTTCAATCAGGACCTTGGAAGCTGGGACACAGTCAAAACAACGAATATGAGCCTTATGTTCTCTGGTTGCGGCGACTTCAATTATGACCTTGGAATCTGGGACACAGCCAACGTGACGGACATGTCCTACATGTTCCGAAGCTGCTCCAACTTCAATCAGAACATTGGAAGCTGGAACACAGCCAACGTGACGGACATGACCTATATGTTCCGGGCCTGCGTCAACTTCAATCAGAACATTGGAAGCTGGAACACAGCCAACGTGACGACTATGTCCCGCATGTTCCAGACCTGCACCATCTTCAATGGGGCCATTGGAAGCTGGAACACAGCCAACGTGACGAGTATGAGCTACATGCTCCGGGACTGCCACGACTTCAATCAGAACATTGGAAGCTGGAACACAGCCAACGTGACGAGTACGAGCTACATGTTCTATATTTGCACCAACTTCAATCAGGACATTGGAAGCTGGAACACGGCTAACGTGACAGACATGTCCTTCATGCTCCGAAGCTGCCCCGCCTTCAACCAGGACCTTGTAAGCTGGAACACAGCCAAGGTGACTAACATGTCCGGTATGTTCTATGCTTGCCTCGACTTCGATCAGGACATTGGAAGCTGGGATGTCGAAGCCTTGGAGTTCGCTGACGGGATGTTTGAACTCGCCACGCTGGCCACGGCCAACTATGACAGTCTTCTCATAGCCTGGGCCGCACAGACAGTAAAAAGCGGTGTGAATTTCCACGGGGGCAGTTCGCAGTATTCAGTCGGTGCCGCCACCACCGCACGCGCCAGTTTAGTCACGGACGGCTGGACCATAACAGATGGAAATCAAGCACCATGAGCGTCACCCACATAGTTCCCACCACTCACGCCATCTACTGGTTTGTTGACCTTGGGGCCTCTGTCATTTCAGGCATAACAGAGCCGGGACTGGTGACCACCACAAAGTTTGACATCAAACAAAGTAAAGACGAGAAAATCTTGGTCGCCATGCTGGAAGAAATACAACACAAATTGAAAGAAGACGGGCACGGCTTTTGTCTCCGGGACGGTTCAGTGGTCTTTTCGCGGCTCCCCTTTGATGCCCTTTCCGACCTTTCCGACCTTAGTGAGATAGCGAAGGCTTGATACCTTTCTCCGTATGCGGGTCTCGCCCGCATTGGCAATTGACCGCTACATTGAACAGCGAACGCCGCTGAAAGAAAGCCCTTAATGTCGAAGAAGAAACCTCTCGTAATTACCAACGGCCAAATCGAACGCCTGCAAAGTGGCGATCGCCTTGACCTGTCCAACAGTGCGACGAAGCAGAACAACACTGGCAACACGATCAACATCGCGACGCCGGTTTATGTGAGCGGAACCGTCAACGCGGTCATGGCACAAGCGGACACGCAGAGCACTGTCCGAGTGGCGGGCCTCGCCGAGTCGACCACCAACGATAGTGACCCACTCGAAGTGGTCTCCGACGGTGTGTTCACCGCGACGACCGGCGAATGGGACGCAGTCACTGGGGATTCCGGCGGCCTGACGCCAGGAGCCGACTACTGGCTCAGCGCAGCGACAGCGGGCGAACTGACGACGACGGCACCCGACTCGACCGGCAATTTCGTGCAGCGTGTCGGGCACGCTTTGTCGGCGACCGAACTTGAAATCGAAGTGGGACAGCCGATCAAGCTATGAAGCAGCCCATCGTCATGCGGCGAGGATTATTCCAAGCCGCAGGTGAGAAGCCTCTTCAGATCCTGTCGCTCAACTTCGGGGTCGCCGAGCCGATAGTTGTCGACAGTCAGACAGTTGTCAAGTCCCGAACCCGCCACACGCTGGTGAGAGGGACATCGAGGCGAGTCAGGACGATACAAGGCGGCGAGGAAGGTGACTTACTGCTGCTGCAAGGTAGTATCACTTTAGTGTCAGACGGCAACATCGCTGCCAGGATCGTATTGAAGATGGATCGAATCACTCAACTCTTGTTCACAGGTGGATTTTGGACGCCTTTCTCGTAGCTCTTCAGCATGCAGCGGCCGTCGGTGTATTAGCCTGTCTCATCAGCGAGAGCGAGATCGCGGCAACCCTCCGTGACAAGATCGGCTGGCGAATCCTGTACTGCCCGATCTGCTTGGGCTTTTGGCTCGCCTTGCCAGCGTTCGTTTACGGCCCCCTGCATTACCTGTTCGTCGTCGCTTTGTCGAACGTGTGGATGCTTGTCATCTTGAAAGTGTACGCAGAACTCGACGCTATTGGAGACGATGATGCCACTTCAGAAGTGCAAGACGAAGACCGGCAAGACCGGGACCAAAGCTGGGAAGTCGGGCAAGTGTTACGCAGGCTCGGCGGGAAAGAAGAAAGCAATCAAACAGGAACTCGCCATAGCCCGTTCTAGCGGCAGAAAGCCTCATCTATGAAACTCAAGAAACTTCGCAGGAAAATTCGCAGGCAGGCCAAACGCGAGTGGCGCGCCGGCCGTATCACGCGACAGCAAGCTGATCATTGTTTGGCCGTCGCCAACGCCCGCGACTCGATTCTCCGAAAGCTTAACTCGCGGATCGAGAACGAAGTCAACCCGTGGAACCGCCCCGCTGTCCTCATTGGCGCCGACTGGCGGGGAGCGGTCGCCAACGTCTGGGACTGGTTCGTCGCGAACTGGCCCAAGATCCTGAATATCATTTTGACCATCGCACCCTTACTGTTAATGGAGCCCAAACGTGAAGATTCCTAATCCTTGGCCAAGCCAGCCCCACACCCGCTTCAACGTCAACAACGGTGAATGCACCGGGGTGTGCGGTGCGGGCCGGGAGATCGAAGTCCCGGACACGGCCGTCGAAGTTCTTATTGAGCCCGTCGCCAGGGGCAGGTATGACTCCGAGACACTCGCCCCCGGCCGCATCTGGTCGAAAGAATTCGGCCTGCTTGATGTCGAAGACCATCTGAAGAAGGTGGAGATCAAGAAAGAGGAAGGGGCACTCAAGACACGACAGGAAGCCGATCGACTTCGCAGGCAGGAAGAGGCGGAGCGGAAGGCCGCCGAAGCGAAGAAGGCCAAGGATGCGGAGCCGAAGGAAAAGATCGATGTCGCCCGAGCAGCAAGCGGGCTGGTAAAAGTGATGAAACCCAAGAAGTAGGAACACTATGGGCTCGTTGCTGACTGACTTCGGCGACGTGCTCAAGACGGGACTTGTCTCTCGCACCTTGGGCACCTGTAGTCGTTGGGTGACAAAACGCCGAATCATGGGTGAGCCCATCAGCGGGCCCTATGGCTTCAAGTACCATCCCTGGTGCCGAGAAGTTCATGACTCCAACGCTGGCTTCAACACGATCATGAAGTCGGCCCAGATGGGGTTGACCGAAGTCGCGATCAACGTCGCGTTCTTCACTGTTGACGTCTTGAAGCGAGATGTGTTGTACGTGCTGCCCACAGCACTCAATGCGTCAGACTTCAGCAAGTCAAGGTTCAACACCGCCCTGTTGCATAGTCCCTACCTTTCCACCCTGTTCACTGACACGAACACGGTTGGCCTGAAGCAGGCGGGCGGCGTGAACCTGTACATTCGCGGATCACGCGGCAACTCGAACCTGAAGTCAATTCCCGTCTCTGTTCTGATCCTCGACGAAGCAGACGAGATGAATCAGCGAGCCATCTGGCTCGCTCTCGAACGACTGTCAGGGCAGTTGCACAAGTTCGTGTTCAGTTTGAGCACACCGACGATCCCGAACTTTGGTATTCACAAACTGTACTTGCAAGGGACGCAGGAGCATTTCTACTTCAAGTGCCCGCGCTGCGGTCGGACCACCGAACTGATCTTCCCAGACTGCTTGGAGATCTGCGGCGAAGGAATAACCGACCCTGACATGCGGCGGTCATACCTGAAGTGCAAGGAGTGCAAGAAGCAGATCAAGCACGAGGAGAAGCCTGATTTCCTGAAGCCAGCCTACTGGGAGTCAACGGTAAACGTCGATGAGGACCATCGTAGTTTCTACATCAATCAGATGTACAGCTATATGGTCAAGCCATGGGAACTCGCCGCCGCCTACTTCCGAGGCATCGGCGATGAAGCGGCCATGGTTGAGTTCTTCAACTCGAAGCAGGGGCTGCCCTACATTCCGGATGGCGGGCAGGTCACTGACGGCGAGATCGAGAACGCCATCCAGGGGTATTTTAAGGAGAATCAGCGACCCGACATTGGCACCGATCGTTGCATTGTCATGGGCGTTGACCAAGGCAAGATGAACAACGTCGTTGTGGTCGAGTATCTGTTGAAAGGCGGGGGCATCGACTTGAATGCGTCGGCCCACGCGAAGATTCTCTGGGAAGGCAAGCTGCCAGGGGACGATTTTGCGACGTTGGACCCGCTCATGCGGGAGTGGCAGGTTCGGGCGTGCGTCATTGACGCGGACCCGCAAATCAACGACGCACGGCGATTCGCTCGACGCTTCCCTGGCTACGTGTACCTGTGCCGCTACCGACGGGGAGTCACAGGGAAGGAACTGCAAATCGCAGAGGAAGACGGCGGAGCACCTTTGATCACGGTGGATCGCACAAACTGGCTTGACGCCTCAATGGGTCGGTTTCACTCCGACCGCATCCATCTTCCTGCGGACACGTCGCATGAATTCAAGGAGCATATCAAGGCTCTTGTGCGGACATACGAGAAGGATGACCAAGGGAACTCCCGAGCCATCTATTTGAACACTGCCCCTGACCACTTTGCACACGCTTTCAACTACGCAGAGATCGCCCTTCCAATGGCAGCAGGTATAGTGTCGGGCGGTGACGTAGAAGGCGGGGTACTTTGATGGTCAGTACCGTCACAAAACACTCAGAGGAAAACTGATGGCACGCGATTCCAAATTCCTGACAGCCATACGGCATCCGGAATATCTTGAGGACGAGATGTACTGGTTCGATTGGCGCGATTGTTACAATGGCGGCGAGCGATTCGTACGCAGGAATTTGAAGAAGTTCAGCACTCGGGAGACTCCCGAGGACTTTTCAAATCGCAAGTTCTTCACGCCGAACCCGAGTTACTCTAAGGCGGCCGTCAACGATGTCCGCAACGCCATTTTCCAGAGACTTCGAGATGTCTCGCGTAGGAACGGCAGCGAGAACTACATGAAAGCGGCGGCTGGGGAGAGTGGGGGCGTCGACAACAAAGGTTCCTCAATGCAGTCGTTCCTCGGCATCGATGTCCTCACCGAGTTGCTCGTCATGGGCCGAGTCGGCGTGTACGTTGACATGCCACACCTTTCAGGCGCTCGGACGATGGCCGACGAAGGCAACACACGTCCATACTGTTACATGTACCACGTCGAGGATATTTTGTCGTGGGCAGTAGCCAAGCCGGAAGAGCCTGGCGACTTCACCGCTATTCTGCTCCGTGATCGTGGGATCGACTACAACCAAGGTTTCGCTCATGGCGCATACTTGCCAAGTGGTGGATACAACCGCTACCGCTTCATGTGGGTCGACCCGCTCACTCACATGGTCAAGATGAAGTTGTACGACGAGCAAGACAACATCATCGATCTGGACGGCAAGGTTATTGTCGCGGGCCAAACGGGGCGGATCACTGACGACTCGATTGAGATCGAGAACCAAGGCGGCCTGAACGACGAGGCTGGTGTCATCAATCTCGAATTGACGAGAATCCCTTTCACCATGCCGAACATCGGTTCAAGCCTGTTGAAGGACATATACAAGCATCAGGTCGCTTTGCTGAACCTTGGTTCGAGCGACGTGGCGTATGCTCTAAAGGCGAACCTTCCGCTCTACATCGAGCAGCGTGACACTCGCGCCGTCGGCCACCATCTGAAGCAGACTGTCGATGACGACGGAAGCTCGGTCACGTCTGACAATCACAAGCCAGGAGAAGAAGCACGCACGGGCTCGTCTCATGGTCGTTACTACGACCTAAAGGCGGATGCCCCCTCCTTCATTCACCCAAGCTCGGAGCCACTCAAGGCGTCGATCCAACTGCAAGAGAAGCTTGAGGACGACATCAGAAAGCTAGTAAATCTTGCTGTCCAGAACAAGACAGGTCAGCGAGCAATCTCTGCTGAAGCCATGAAGCTGTCCGACCAGGGACTAGAAGCCGGGCTTTCCTACATTGGCCTCGTGTTGGAGAACGCGGAACGTCAGATCGCTCAACACTGGGCCGCCTACGAGAGTAAAGACCCTGAGCATCGCGAAATCGCCACGATCAAGTACCCGGATCGTTACAGCCTGAAGAACGACGAAGACCGCGTGAAGGAAGCCACGCGGTTGTCCGAACTCATGTACACGGTCCCCGGCGATCAAGTCAAGAAGGAACTGTCGAAGAACATCGTTACCGCTTTGCTGGCGGGCAAAATCAACACCGCTACGATCGACAAGATCTTCAGCGAGATCGACGACGCCAACTACACGACATCTGATCCCGAAATCATCATCCGAGCGCACGAAAGTGGCTTGGTCGGCGGCGAGACAGCATCCACTGCCCTCGGCTTTGATAAGCAAGAGTGGGGCAAGGCGAAGCAAGACCACATCGAACGTATTGAAGCCATCGCCAAGGCTCAAGCATCTGAAGACACAGAGGAGGGCACGGAAGGAGGCATGGCTGCCAGAGGAGTGAAGGATATTGATCCAGACCCAGAGTCGGGCAAGAAAGAGCGTGACGCCGCGAGTGACACGACTCTGGCAGCCGACAAGAAGAAACCCACACGAGGCGACGGTAAGAGCCTCAAGAAGGGAAGAAAGGAAGACTAAATGGTAGCTAATTTCAACGGTAGGGGCCCGGACATCAAGAAAGGCGGAGCGAACAAGCCCGCTGGCCAGCCTGTTCAACCTGTCTCCAAGGAAGTCAAGTCAGCCGCTTCGGAAGCGAAGAAGAACGGCGGTTCGGCTAACCTCGGCAGCGGTATCGGCAACTCATAAGGATCGCGCAGATGTCTTCATACTACGGTACTCTTAGCGGAGCCAACGCTTACTTCGACAACCGCCTCCACTCGGAGAGTTGGAGTGATAGCACTCCGTCAGACCGGCCCAAGGCGTTGCTCGAAGCGACTCGCATTATTGACTCGCTGAACTACCGTGGTGTGAAAAACTCGGTGTGGTTGATCATGTACGAGGCAGACCCGTACAACACTGGCAACTACACGCAGATCCTTGTGAACCCGCCCAGCCGCCAAGACATCATTGATGCTGACGCAACACAAGCGTTGGAGTTCCCTCGGGGCCAGGACACCTTGTCGCCCGAGGAGATTGAGTGGGCGTGCTATGAGATAGCGATCGCATTTATCGAAGGCTTTGATCCGGAAGACGCCGTTGAAAAGGCGAACATCATCCGGCAAGCATATAGCGCTGTTCGGACGACCTACACCGACGGAAGCGCCACAATGGAGTACCTTGTATATGGTATCCCGACGGCCAGAGTATGGCGATGGCTCAAGCCATACCTTGTACTCGACCGCACTATCAGAACCAGTAGGGCTGACTAACGAAAGGTTAGGAATTATGAGAATGTTCTTCAATCCTGTTTCCATTTTGTGTTTTGACGGCGACGGCAGCGGTGGCGGTGGCGACGGCGGCGACGGCGGCGGCGGCGGCGACGGCGGCGACGGTGGTGGAAACACGGGCACCGGAAACACGGGCACCGGAAACACGAGCACCGGAAACAGCGACGGAGACCCCAAATTCTCGCAGGCCGATTTGAACACGATCCTTGCCGAGGACAAGCGAAAGCACCAGGAGCGGTATGCTCAGCTTGAGGGCGAGCATCGCGAACTGTTGCAGAATCAAAGCCTCACCGAGGACGAGCGAAATAAGCTGAATGGTCGAATCGCCGACTTGCAGGCCGCTCAACGAACGAAGGAACAGCAGATCGAGTTCGATCGCAAGAGAACTGAAGAAGCGCACGTCACGTCTCTCAAGGAAGCACAGGATCGCGGCGATCATTGGGAAGAACGGTACAAGAAGGAGACCGTGGCCCGGTCACTACAGGACGCCGCGTCCCTCGGCGACGCCTTCAACCCAGCGCAGATCGTCGGGCTCCTGAAGCCGATGACCGAACTCAAAGATATTGAGGGTACGTTGACCCCGATGGTCGAGTTCCCTGACATCGATGAGAAAACAGGGCAGCCCGTCAAGACCATTTGCTCCCCGGCCGACGCTGTGAAGCGCATGCGTCAGTTGCCGAAGACATGGGGCAACCTCTTCAAGAGTAACATTGTCAGCGGTGTTGGCGCCGGTCAAGGCGAACCCATCGCGGGCGATGTCGATTACCAGTCGATGGACCCTGAGACGTATCGCAAGAATCGTGCTGCGATCATCAAACAGGTGTCGGGTCGATAATAGCGACTTAGCTGCCCAGCTTGGAAGTCCGCGCCTTCAAGTTATGGGTCAACCGGGAAGACCGGGTTTACTGTGCGTAGAACCAGGGGACGCACAGTGTAAAATACCTGGGAGTCAGTTTTACAACTTACTCACTCAAAATCTAAGGAGTTCCTAATGAACTTTTACCCCCTTTGTTACGCGAACGACAACGACGCCCTTATTCCCGAACTGTGGGCAAACGAATCCCTTGCGATCCTCGAAGAGAACATGGTGATGGCGAATCTCGTCCACCGTGACTTCTCGCCGCTGGTTGCCAGCTTCGGCGACGTGGTCAACACCCGTCGGCCCAGCGAGTTCTCGACTAAGCGTAAGGCTCAGTCCAACTCCGTAGTCAGTCAGGACGCCTCCAGCACGAACGTGCAGGTTCCTCTGAACCAGCACGTCTATGTGACGTTCACCATCAAGGATGAAGAGGCCAGCCTCTCGTTCAAGGAGTTGATCTCCTACTACATGGCGCCCGCCGCCATGCAGATGGGGCGCACGGTGGATCGCATTCTGTGCGGTCAGGCTCATCGGTTCTTCGACAATCCCGCTGGCAAGCTGGCTGGCATGTCGTCCGCCAACGCCAAGGATTGGATCTTGGAGTCTCGCGAGATCATGAACATCAACAAGGCGTACCCGAATGGGCGCAGCTTGGTCATCAGCCCACAGGCTGAGACTGAGATGTTGAAGACCGAACTCTTCATCGCTGCGAACCAGCGTGGAGACGGCGGAACGGCCCTCGAAGAGGCCAAGCTTGGTAAAGTTCTCGGCTTTGATACCTACATGGATCAGAACGTGAACTACCGCAACCTCGCGGACGCGGACACGGAAACGATGAACCATGTCACCGGGGCCGCCGCAGGTGCCACGGGCAACATCGCCATCACGGCGAGCAACGACATCACGAATGGCTGTTTCATCTGGTTCACGGGTGACCAACAGCCACAGGTGGTCTCGGCCCACACGGGCACGGTCACGGGCCTCACCCTCGTGAGTCCGTACAAGTACGCCGTCTCGGCCAACGCGGTCGGCTACGCTTTCAAGTCCGCCGTCGCTGGTGCTACCTACGCGATCGGCTACGACATGGGCGTCACGCTCAACACCATCACGGCTAACAAGCTGCCCGTCGTGGGTCAGTTGCTCGCCGCTGGTGTGAGCACGGCTCGCCGGACGTACACGATCATCGAAGTGGACTCGGTCAACACCACGTCCGCCATCGTGTGGCTGGATCGTCCTCTTGAGGTCGCCATCACCGCCGCCGACGAAGTGTTCCCCGGCCCGCACGGCTCGATGTGCCTGGCGTTCCATCGGGATGCCGTCGCCCTCGTTACCCGCCCGCTGGCCCTGCCCGCCAGTTCCCTTGGCGTGCAAGCAGCCGTTGGCAGCTACAACGACTTGGCGATGCGAGTCGCGATGCAGTATGACATCTCCAGCCAGGGCACGATTGTGACCCTCGATATGCTGTGCGGTGTCGCACTGCTTGACGAAAACCTGGGTTCGGTTCTCTACGCCTGACCCTCACCGGCCAGGGGCCGGATTCGATAGCGTACCCGGCGGGAGTCTCTCTCCCGCCGGGCCTTTTCTTCTTCTTTCTTCGGAGACTTCACATGGCATGGGCCGACCGATTCTATGCTGACGCGATTCTCGAACCTGCTGGCTACAGGAAGATCACTTCCCTTTCGTCAGTCAAAGGTGTGCAGAACGGCGAAGGCCGTGTCGCACTCATTCAAGCAATCAACCAAAACATACGTTACCGCGATGACGGTCCCGACCCCACCTCCAGTGAAGGTATGGTGCTTTTCGCAGGTCAGAGCATGTGGTATACTGGCGATCTACGACGCATCCGATTCATTGAGGAAACCGCAGGGGCCGAAATCAACATCCTGGCGTACA